CCCGGACCGAGGAGCTGCCTGCCGTGCCGGCCGTGCCGGCCGTGCCTACCCGGACCGGGCGCCTTACCGTCCGCCTCGGGCGCCGACACCGCGTTAGCACGCCAGCCAAACCGACCGGCAGTCGTGAGGGCCGACGCCGCACCGACCGACGCACCGACCGCCGCCGCCACCTGCGCGCCGCCCTGGCCGGCGTCCTCATCGCCGCAGCCCTCCTCGGCGCGCTCCAGCTCCTCGCCCTGGACGGCATCGCCTCGGCCCGACAGGCCGCGCTCGCCGAGCGTGACGCCACCCCCACCTCTGCCTCTACTATGTCAGGACAAACCTCCGCCCCTTCCTCCGCTGTGCCGGGACACATGGACTCCCAGCCCGCCTGGGTCACCCCGGACACCGGCGCCGCCTACGACCGCACCGACCCCGCGGCATCGCCGCTCGACCTGCCCCGCTGCACCACCTCGCCGGACACACCTTTGCCTTGCCTCGCAACGATTTCCCCCGATTCCAGCCGCGCCGTGGTCCTCGAGGAGGACGCCTCCCTGACCGCCCTCGTCCGCCGATAGCCTGGCATACGCCTCCCAGCCGCCGCCCTCCCCGCATCATCCCTCACCTTCGAACACATGTACACCCACGTTAGCACCTCGCCCACCCTCACCGGCACGAAGGAGCCCCCCATGCGCCTCAACCCCTACGACTACCTCTTCCTCATCCTGTCCTTCGCCCTGCTCCTCGCATCCGCCTTCGTCCTCGGCGGCTTGGCAGCCCGCCCATTCTGAGGCTCACTACCCCTCACGGCCTGCACGTACTGTGACCTCGCGTCCCGGTACTGGCCGCCTGCCCTGAGGGCGTAGCGGGCACCCTGAGCCCGGGGCGGTTCGCGAGGGCGCAGCGCAGCGAGCACCGAGCGACACCCCGCCCCGCGGCGAACCGCCCCGCACAGCCCTCCCCTGCCTGGCACGTGTATGCCATGGCTGCACCGACCGGAGCCCCTAGGCGCAGGTCGGTGCACCCTGGCATGCACGTTCCCAGGCAGGGCCATGAGTCTCATAGAGCGAGTGCTCCGAGCGCAGGTGTATGCCATCGCTGCGTCACGCATCGCCCAGGCGCCCGCGCCGCGGAGCGCAGCGGAGCGCTAGGCGCCGTAGCGATCGGGAGGCACCGTGGCATGCGCCGCAGCGAGGACGCTCGCGCGAGGGCGCGGCCCAGCTTGCTGGGACGGGGGCGAGCAGAGTGCGGACCGGCATCGGACGGCACCGCCATATCCCGCCATTTTGTGTGACCGGCCCCACGCATAGCCGTAGACCGGAGGCGGCACCGTGACCCGGCACACGGCTTGCCTAATTCCGTCCCAGGTTTCTCCGACCGTTGCAATTGCAACGAAAAGTCCGTTATGACGGCATACGCCACCCCTACTTTTCCGCGGTATTCCGCCATCGTCGTCTCAGCTCCACGTCCGCGGCCCCGTAGACGTTCTCCTCCGACAGCCGTCCACCTTCGAGCGCGGCGCCGGCGGCGGTACGTAGACGGCCCGGCGCCGACCGGTACAGGTTCGCCGCTCCTGCCTGCATCGGCCGGACGAGGTCCTCGCCGACCCGTCGCCGACCCCTGGCCGTAGCGGTCCCGGGCCGTCTCCGATGCCGATCCTCGCCGTAGCGGTTCCCAGGGTTCTCACAGGTTTCTCAGGGTTCTCCCAGGTTCATCTCCCCCTGTACCCGTAGGTATGTGAATGCCGTCACTCAAATTAATTTCTCAAAGTGACGTATGATGGCGGGCAAGAGATCTGGGTCACATGTAACTTATCATACACTTGCCGGTACCAGATGTATGCGGGGCATACGTACTTTTCGTTGGAATGGCGCGGTTGTATGCTAAGTTACAAGTTAAGTAATAGGCGTACTCCCCCCGTAGGGGGGAGTACGCCATAACTATAGAAAGGACCTGTGGCTGGGACCACACTACGTTCCCAGGTTTCTCCCAGGTTCCCGACTTGCGCCTCAGGGCGTATGCGGTCATACTCATCCCATGAGCAACCGCTACCCCATGTCCCAGACCGACAGCCCTTCCCCACCTACCGCGTCATCGACCACGCCTTCGACGACGAGATCGCCCGCCACCCCACACCAGCTCAGCCGCTGGCAGGACCGCTACGCGGCCGCCGCCCACGCCCCCTCGGCCCGCCCCGCCCTGGAGCGCCTTCAGACGGTGCTGTAAGCCCTACTGACGGCCTAGCACCTACGCCCCGGTACCTGCACCTAGGTACCGGGGCGTTTGTCCGTCTACGGGGCTTACCTGGCCTCGGGCGGTGGGGCGCCGGTCCCGGGCCGCCGCGCCCCTCACCCTCCGACCGATCTAAGGCCGTGTGAGCCCCTCTGACGGCCTAGAACCTCCCCACCCGTATGACGGCCCTGCCCGACCATGAAAGTCCGTCAGAGAGGCTCCCGATACCGCTCCCGGGCATGAAAGTGCCCCGCCCACCTATCCGGTGAGCGGGGCAACGGTCAGAACGTCCGATCAGGCGACCGAGGGGCCCTCCTCGCCGACCCAGCCACCTCGGCCGGGGGCGCGGCCAGGCATGTCAGCCGGGCCGGTCTCGTCCCACTCGCTCTTCAGCAGGGTCTCAGGGCCGTCGGTGGCCGGCCGCAGGGCGTGGCCGCCGCGGGTACGGGACACGACGCTCCCGCCTCCGGACATGCAGCGGGGCGACTTAGGCGAGTGCTTGCAGGTGGGGGAGTCAGCGCCACGGCCGATGGACGGGTCAATCAGGCCGGCCGAGGAAGGCTCGACTGCCTCGCGGCTCTCCTCGACGACCTGCGAGGTCGCGGCCGGGAAGGGCTCCTCGACGGGGCGGTGCGGGTAGGCGCCGGCGGCGAAGGAGGCCAGGGCGATGACGAAGGTGGTGACGATCAGGGCCAGGGTGGCGGCGATTGCGACGATCTGGGCGGAGGGGGCGGGGCGGTTCGTGCTCATGGCTCCAGTGTATGAACGCATACGCCCCGCCTGCAAGCCGCAAGCGGGGCGTATCTAGTGGCGTGAGTCACTACTCCTGGGAGAGGACCGCGCCAACAGCCATGATGGCGTGCCCGATGGTCGGCATCCGGTGAGTCTCCTCGCCGTAGGTGAGGGTGATCCCGCCGTCGAGCGGGGCGATCACCGCACCCTCCCCTCCGGGGAGCTCGATCACGTGCACGAGCCCAACTCGGCGGACCAGGCACCGGGAGTCGAACGCGGTCACGCGGTCCTTCACGGAGGCGCGGCCGTTGTGAGCAACCGCCTCCATGAGGGTGTCAGAGATGACGACAGGGTCCACGCCCTCGTACCCGAACCGGCGGTTCGGCTGCCCCTCACGCGGGACGTACCAGTAGTCCTCAGTGAGCTGGACGCTGTTCGGGCCGACGGCCACGTACTCGCCGCTGCCGGTGCTCGTCACGTTGAGACGGCTGTACGGCCACTGGCGGTCGATCTGGGCGGCGACCTGCTCGGTCATCTGGGTCTTGATGCTCATGGTTTCTCCTAGGTGGTGGTGGTGGTGGTGGTGGTGGTGGTGGTCTAGAACGCCTTGGCCTGGGACAGAATCTCCCGCACCTGGCCGGCGTCTCGGCCGTGGACGCGCAGAAATCCGTTGTCGGGGTCGATCTCAACGGTGGCCGTGGCGCACGCCCCCCACGCGTAGGGATCGCGCAGGACGATGTTCGGGCCGCAGTCCTCGACGACCCGGCCGGCCGCCTCCAGGGCCTGGCGGGCCCGCTCCAAGCGCTCCTCGGCAAACTTGAGGCGGGTGACGAGGGGGAGGACGTAGGTGAGGGTGGGGTGCTCCTCGAGGTCCTCCGAGCAGTCCATCCGTAGCGGCCCGACGGCGGCCCACGGCCGGCCGTCCGGGTCACCGTGAGTGAGGCGGGCAGAGTACTCCTTGATGGTACCGGCCGTCGTCAGGTGCGCGGTCACTTCGACCCGCCCGTCCTCGCCATCGCGCACGGTGACCTTGTGGTCGCCGTAGCGGGCGCAGTCGGCTCGCGGCTCCGCCAGGCGTCGCGCGGGTCCGAGGACGTCGCGCAGGACGTCCAGCAGCTCGGCGGCGATGCGGTCAACCTTCTCGGCGTAGGTCTCGGTGCTGTTCATGTCACTGTCCTTTTTGTGAGTTGGGTGGTCGGCTACGTACAAGATAAGGCTAGCGCCGCCCTTAGGGGCGGCGCCAGCCCATCTATCCCCACATTTCAGTGATCCCTGTCACTCACATCCCAGACTCAGCCGGGCGATCTGTCGGTCAAGGTACTGCCGGGCCTTGCGCAGGTCCTCCAGGCGCTTCTCCTCGCCGCCCTTGCGGCCCTGTCGCAGCAGGTACTTGCCGCAGTTCCACAGGAGCGGGTCCTGCGGGAAGGCCGCGTCGAGCACGTCCCACGCCTCGACGTTGGCGGCGTCGTTCAGGCCGAGCGCGGCGAGCGACTGCCCGAGCCCGGTGTAGTGGTCGGGAGACTTCACCGGATCACCCTTGGTCTGAATGGCGGAGTCATCGGCCGTCACCTCTCCCAAGGACGGGCTGTAGTCCTCCCAGATGTCTAGGTAATGGCGGCTTGGAATCCCGTACTCGGAGAATCCCTTCTCCCGATACAGCGGCTCCAGGCTCTCCGGGACGTGCAGAGCCATGTCCCCGTAGCCGTAGGGGTTCTGAGTCGGATCGTCCAGGCCGTGCGGGGGCGTTGGCGAGGACCAGTAGAGCCGGCGCGACCCGTCGGGAGTGGTGGGGTTCTTGTCCAGCGCCTCCACGTACTCCTCGGGGAGGGTGAGGTGAACGCTAGGAGTGAGTCCGTCCCGAACCTCCAGCCAGGCGCCCTCTCCGAGGTAGAGCTTGACGTCGGGATCGATGCCCGGAAAGAGCTTCCGGGTGATGACGAAGGACCCGTCCTCCAGGAGGATGGACCCACCTCCCCCGGAGGCGGCCTTCCGGTAGGCGCTGACGAGCGATCCCGTTCTCCGGGCAACGCAATTGAACGAGCCGTATCTGCTCATGGTGTGTCCTCTCGGTCGTGGTGACTGGTCTTGGGGAAGGGGCACGAGTTGCGGCGCTCCTCGCGCTCGCGGATGCGCTCACCGAGCACGAAGATCGGAAGGCCGACTGCGAGGGCCGCGAAGACTGCGGCCAGTGACGCGATCACGCGGCGGCCCCGTCCCGAGCGCTGAGCCACGTCGTCACGGCCTCCAGGGCCGAGGCGCCGAACGTGGCTGGGATCGTCATGCCGGTCGGGTAGACGCCCCAACGGCTCTGACCGCAGCGCTTCAGCTGGGCGACGGCCTGGCCGCCCTCGTAGACGAGGCACGTGCTGGCCGCGTGAAGGTTGTCGGCGTCGAGGGGCTTGATTCGCGCCTGGGGGTGCTGGAAGACGCGGTTCCAGGTGGTCTTGACGGGTGAGGTCTCGGTGCTCATGGTTCCTCGCTAGGTAGTAGGTCGTGCGGGCTTGCCCTAGGCGTATGTCGGCATGCGTCCCAGAGCAAGCCCGCAGAGGTCAGATCAGAGTGATAGGCGTCTCATCCTCCTGGCGGGCGATCTTCGGCGGCTTGCGCTTCCACTCTCCGAGGACGCGGTCCACGGTCTGGCGGGTCATGCCTGAGACCTGGCTTAGAACCGACTTCGACACGCCTCGGGAGTAGGCGGCCAGGACCTCCTGCTGTAGGGCGGCGCGGGCCAGCTTTGCGTCCCGACGGGCCTTGCGGTCGAGTCGGGCGGCCTCCTCGAGAGGATCGTCGGCCGTAGGCGCCGGCTCGAGATCGTCGGTCTGCGAGGTAGGGAGGCGCTGCTCCAGGGCGTGGGCGTGCTCCTGGAAGTCCTCCAAGGCCTTAGCCTGCTGGACGGATAGCGAGAGGAGCTTGCGAAGGTCCTCGACCATGCCGCGCTCGGCATCGATCCCGAAGCCTCCGCGGTAGCCGTCCCCGTTGGCCCACTTCTCCAGCCGCTTGGGCAGGTCTGCAACGTCGTTGATGGATGTCATAGGTGTCTCCTATAGGAACTTGGTGAATTGATACTGGTCGGTAGGCACTACAGCCCACCACAATCTCCGAGGGCGTTGGTAGTTCTCCGCCGTTGTCCTGACCTTCTCCAGAACCTCGCGCATGTCGGTCAGGTCTCTAGTGACCTTAGGCGCCCGACCGTCGTGGAGTATCCAGAGATCGAGGTGGTCGTGAAGCCTCTCCAGACGGATCGAGAGCCCGCCGTCTCGGAGGATGATTGATCTGCGGCCGGCCTCCTTGGGCTGGGCGGAGACCTCTCGATTTAAGCGGAGACCCCTCCAGAACGCAAGCCACGAGAGCTCGACGGAGGCCGAGTAACTTACCTTCAGGTGCCGGGAGACGAAGAGCCCAGTCAGGCCGGGCAGTACGTTCAGCATGCCGCCGCCTCACTCGTTGTCTTCCAGGTACCGGGTAGCCCAGGCCAGTGCCAAGGCGATTACCTGGAGCACCTCAGACTCCAGGTCCGAGTTGTGGCCGGTCTCGGCATCGTTGTCATAGGTCAGGCAGGCCGCGACCTCGCCGATCTCCTCGACAAGTGCGAACAGCCGAGTGGCGTCGGTGTGCCCGTCGCACTCCAGCGTCATGCCGGGGTGCTTCTCGGAGGCCCTCTCGTACTCCTCCAAGGCGAGGGCCAGGACGTCACGGCCAGGCAGCAGGAGCCCCGCGGCGAAGGCCACCTCAGTCAGGTCGATGACGAAAGGGCCTCCCGAGGCCGTAACGATTATCGAGGCGTTGGACATCATTAGGGAGAGGATGTCTGCCTTTGACAGGGGCGGGGTAGGGGTATCTCTCAAGTATCGGTTCCAGACCAGACGCATTCTGCGCCTAGTCCGCTGGACCGGGGATTCTGTAGGCATAGGGTCTCCTTACGTAGTAGGGCGGACGTATGAAATCATACGTCCGCCCCTCGGGAGATGCAAGCCGTCAGAACCTAGGAACCGTCCCCGCCAGTGAGAGACCACTCACAGCGCGCCGGATCGTCCCCCTCGGGACGAACAGAGATGCCTGCCCAGCATCGCGCAGACCGAGCAGGCCCATGCTCAGAGCGTCCACCTGGTCGTCGTGACGTCCCGAGGGGAACGCGCGCATCTCAGAGATGAGCTCACTCACCCACCCGTTGCCCGGGTCTGAGGGGTGCGGGAGGTAGACGTTGCCGGACTCGATCTCCGGCGTGACCGCCCGAGCCCTGACCTCCTTCGAGGATCGAGGCTTGATCGGCTTGATGCCGGCCACCTTCTTGCGCAGCACGTCGATGGCCGCCGTACCGTTGGCCGCGTCCTCCACGAGGCGCTGGTGGACGAACGACCCGCCAGGGGATGCCTTGTCGTCGAGGTCGCCAGCGTTGCACCAGCGCATCATCTTCTCCAACGTCTGCGTGAAGGACCACTGTCCACGCTGCTGCGCGATCAGGAACCGGTCGGGGCCCTGACGACACCAGCGCTGGCCGACGGCGTAGTCCGACGTCGAGGAGCCCTTGAAGGTGAGGTCCCAGGAGTCGAGCCACTGGCCGCGCTCCAGGCGCTCGCGGGGTAGGAGGATGACCGAGTCGTCACCCTCCCTGACCTTGGAGGGGTCAGTCGTCCAGAACCGGAGCCAGCCGAGGTTGAAGATCGAGCCGTCGGCCGGCGTCGGGTGCTGCTGGTAGAGAGCCTCCCACATGTACGAGCCCACAGATCGCTTGAGAGAGTCCCAGCGCTCCAGGGCCTCCTCGCGGGTCTCCTCCACGAGAGGGCTGTAGAGCGGGTCGCCGGGCTCGCGCCCGAGCGGGTCGTCCTCCTCGGCGATGGCCGGGAAGATGACGTTCTCCCACTTGTCGGCGTCGGGGTTCTTGGCCGGGTTCAGCAGGCGTCCGATGAAGTCGTCCTCGTGCCAGCGTGTGGCGATGGCGATGCACAGGAACGGAGGCTCCAGGCGGGTGACGGCGTTGGCCTGCCACCAATCCCAGATGGCCTCACGCTTCGACTCGCTGTGCGCGTCGGCGAAGTCCTTGACCACGTCGTCCATGAGCATCACCTTGAAGCCGAGACCCGTGATCGACTGGCCGGGGGCCGAGCGCGAGACGATGCCTCCGCCGCGCGTCGTCTGCCACTCGCTCACGGCGCCGGCGTCACTGGCGATCTTGATCCCCCACTTCTCTCCGTCCTCCTCTACGAAGCGCCGGACCTGGCGGCCCCACGCCGTGGCGAGCTGCGGCGAGTGGGAGATGAGGCCGATCTTCCAGTCCGGGTGCTGACGCAGGAGCCAGATCGGGAGGTTGATCGAGGTCAGCGTGGACTTGCCCATTCGAGGCGGCATGGAGATTGTCATGTACCGGTTCTCGCCGGCCTCGACGGCGCGCACTGCCTCGGCCAGCCGGTCCGACAGGTACTGGATGTGGGGGCGGCCGGCGTACGCCTCGTCGAGCTGCTGCGCGCTCTCCAGAGGGTCGGCCGCCTGCCGGTAGGTCGGGTCGTGCGGGTAGGGCGCCCCGGCGTGGGGCTTCCCGTCGCACGATGGGCGGTCGCACTTGGGCTGGCGCTCCAGCCACGCCTGCCGCTTGAGGAGCGCCTCCAGCTCCTTCTCTAGCTGGGCGGGGGTCATCCCCCAAGGCTCCAGAGGTTTCTTCACGCGCGGCATAAGCAACTCCTATCGCTGAGGTGGAATCTCATATGGATACAGAATACCGCCACCCATCATCCCAAAGGGTGGCGGTATTCTGCCCCGATATCCCGGGCTCAACTCTACTGCTCGGCGTCGATCACCTCAACCTCGGCCGGGCCTACGTCTATGAGGCCCTGCTCACGCTTGCGGCGCTCGACCTCGGCAACCAGCTGCTCGATCCGTGACGTCGTGGCCGAGGCGGTCATCTCGGCCAGGTTGGAGGAGACCTCGACCTGAATCTTGGCCGAGTCGGCGCCCGCCCCAGCCGCCTCCCGCTCGATGCGTGCAGCGACGTCCATCATCTGGACGATGCCGTTCGCACTCATCCGGGAGATTCGGTCCTCGGTCAGGCTGTCGAGCCACATCTCGGCCTTCTCAAGAGCCTTGCGGCCCAGCGCCCGGTGACGGTCTCCCATGGCGATCCGGTAGCGGACGAGCTCGTTCGCCTCGTTCTCGGCCATGTGCTTGTCCCACGCCTCGACGCGCTCCTTCCACGACCACCGGGCCGAGTAGGAGTTGCCGTTGGGGGCGTCCCGCACCCGGCGGCGCTCCATGTCCCGGTAGGTCTTGAACGAGGCGTAGGCCGCCTCGGTCTCGCCGTCCTGGCGCTTCCAGATCGGGCGGGTGTAGTCCAGCGGGGCCGGCTTCCGCGGCGCCGGCGGCTTCGCGGTAGTCACCGGCCCTCCAACGCTGATCGCCAGTCTTGGGACGGTGCGAGGGACTGGTTCACGAGGGCCCGGGTCAGGTCCTGGGCGAAGGTCTCAGCGAACTCCAGGCTCCAGCCCTGCTCGCTGAGCATGCGCGTACGGATGCCGGCGCAGGCAGCCGTGATGGAGAGGATGGTGTCACTTGCGATCATGAGGGCGTCACCGGCCTCGGCCACTCCGCTGTCAGGCTGCTCCGGGATGTCGTCAATCACCGTGCTTGCTGCGGTACTCATTGAGCAGGTCCCCCTTCTCCTGACGTTTCATCTGATCGACCATGATCCGGTAGATACGGGCCACGGTCTTGGCGTGCCAGCACGACGCCCATCGCGAGTGCTGGCCGTGCTTACAGGTGCACGTGAATCTTGGGTACCCGTGGTCCGACTTCAGGACGACGTGGTGGAACCTCTTCCCGTCGGCCCGCCTAGTCTCCCCAGTGTTCCGGGCCGAGTAGGACCTCACCCACCAGACTCGAGGGTTCGCCTCGTCCTGGTAGACGGCCCCGGTTCTCCACGTCTCGCGGGCCGACTTCAGCTGGGCCGGGGACATGTCCTCCCACTCCAGCTGGCGCACGAAGTCGAACTCGGTAGCGGTAAGCCTAGCCCTCGCCACTGAGATCACCTCCGGCCCCGACGACCGGATACATGCTCGACAGCGTCGATCCGGTCAGCGCCTCGCGCACCGCCCATTCAGCCTCATCGGCGTCCAGGACGGTGCAGGCGGCGCCGCCGGCGGCGCGCACCCTGCGAATCTGGCGGACCTGCTCGACCGAGGTGCGGGCCAGCGCGTGCCTGCGGGACTCGCCGGGCCTCTGGTGCTTGACCTCCAGGAAGATCAGTCGCCCCTCGACGCAGCACAGCACATCAGGTATGCCGGCCTCCATGTAGACCGAGCCGTGCATCTTCCAGGTGACCGACTCAGGCCACACCTGAGCAATGCGGCGCCGGATGGCCTCCACAACACCGCTCTCCTTGCTTGCCATGTCACTCCTTTCTAGGCTACGGGACGGCCCCCGCTCAGGCGGGGGCCGTCATACTCGAGGACTCAGAGGTCCAGGTCGTCGATGTCCAGGTCGTCCACGTCGAGCTCGACGGCGTCCTCGACCGTCGCGTCGAGCTTAGGCTGGGCCGTCTCGGCTGGAGCCTCGGCCGGCTCGTCGATCTCGTCGCCCATCGGGTCGTCCTCGGGCTCGGCCTTGGCCGGCTTGGTAGCGCGCAGGTACTCACGCACCTCGCTCTTCACGCGGCCGTTGTAGGGCTCTCCGTCCTCCACAACGATGTCCACGGGGCGGCCGATCAGGCTGCGAGGGTTGAGGGCGATCTTCTTCTTGGCGATCTTGACACCGAGGGCCTGGAGGAAGGCCGCCGAGCGGAACATCGCCTTCTCCGTCTGCGGGAGGCGGTCGATGATCTGCTGACCGGCGTTCGGTCCCTCGATGATCTCCAGGTAGACGACGAACATCGCGTTGCCGGCCTTGGAGGTCTTCTCCTCGAAGCCGGAGACCTCGGCGTGGTAGGTGCCGGGGGCGACGTGGGCGGTGGAGGTGTCCTTGTAGTTGGTGAAGTCGAAGGTCAGAGCCATGATGATTTCTCCTGTGAGGTTGGGTTACTGGGTGTCAGTTGTCGGACTTGTCCGACTTGGCGGCGGGCTTGCGCTCCGGGACTCCGCCCACTCCGAGGAAGCGGGAGAGCTTCTCCAGAGTCACGGGGTGGTCGCGTCCGAGGACGGACGGGACCTTCCCGCGAAGGTTGTAGGGGATACGAGCCTTGGTCCCGTACTCCGGGTCGGTGCCGAAGCGGACGATGTGCTTCAGCGATGGGCCGTCGTCGTGGCCGGTGTTGTCCAGGTCCTCCTCGACGTCTGCGTAGATGATGTAGTTCGGCGTGGCGCGGATGATCGACTGGGCGCCGCGCTGGACGTCCGGAGAGCGGCGCACACCGCCGTTGATCTCGTCCTCGACCATCTTGACCTGGGCGGTCATGACTACGTGCATCGGCTCCTTGCGGTTGCCGTCGGCCAAGCCGTACCAGAACACGGCTGTGTCGGTCATGATGTCGAGCGCCTGGCCCCACGTGCGCTGATCGGCGGGGGCTGTGCCCTGTTTGATCTCACGCACCGCGGTCTCCGAGAAGCCGGTGAGGTAGCGCATCGTCATCTTCTGAAGGGCGGTGAGGCTGTCAAGGATGACGGCCTTGTAGCCGTGGCCACCCTTGTCCAGGCTCCAAAAGATGTCATCGAGAGCGGTGACGCTCTCGGGGCGCACCACGTCGATGTTCTTGGCGTACGGGGCGTTCTTGAAGGACTGGGTCCCCTTCTCCCCGGGGAGGTCGATGAACAGGGTCTTGCCCATCGTGGCGACCGTAGAGGCGAGACTCGACTTGCCGGCCCCCTGTGCCCCGAGGATCAGCCACCTACCGTAGTCGGCTGCCTCCTCGTTCACGTCAACAATGTTGACGCCGGCGAAACTGGCCATTGAATTTCCTTCCGCTGTTTGTGTGGTGACTTAACTGTAGACGTATGACTGCGGGCATTGCAAGCCTGGAGGCTACCTACCGCTGTGAGACGGGTCACGGTAGCGCAGTCCGTACTCCTCCGGCGCGTACTCCCCGTCCGGGCCGCCGACCATCTGAGCTCGGCAGAGGTCCGCGAACTCGCAGAACTGGCACGCCGCCTTCCCGAAGTTGCGGGGCGCCTCTCCCCGGCGATCGGCCCGGATCCTCGTGCGGGAGATGTCCGAGCAGGTGTCGGCCGCGGCTTGGAGGTGCGAGCGGACCAGGTACGGGCTGACCGGGGTCAGATGGCGGGAGAACCACTGCGATACGGTCTGCGGCGAGGTCAGGCGCTCGATCTCGGCCTCCTCGGCCGTGTAGGTGCCGGCGGCGCTGCCGTCCTTCTTCATCCCCTCGAAGGGGACGCCGTCGGCGCACCACTCCAGGTAGGTCCGCAGGTCATAGTCCTTGACCGATGCGGAGAGCTTGCCGGCCTTCGTGATCTTGGGTGTCTTCGGCGCCTTGGACCGAACTCGGTCGAAGGCGACGGCGCGCGGCGTCGGAACTCCCCACTCGGCGCAGTCGGGGGACAGCCCCCACGCGTAGAGCTGGACCTGGCTGTCCATCATCTCGTCCAGGCTCGTGACCTGCCCGAGGGTGCCGGACGTCTTGCAGTCCCGCACCACGACGATTCCGCGCTTCCGGTCCTGGTAGACCTCATCGGCGTAGCCCCACAGCGTGACTCCGGTACCAGGAATCTCGCGTTCCCAGCGCTGCTCGATGGCGAGGACGGCCTCATTCTCGGACTCCTCAGCCCAGCGCTCGCGCCACTCGGCGTAGACGTGGGAGAGGCGCTGAGGAAGCGGCTGTCCCAGCCACTCCAGCCAGGTCTCCCGGGCAGTCTCTCCCAGGCGGTCCCAGTACTCGACGGCGGCCGCCATCACGTCAGACGGGGAGGCGTCCCACGGGAAGGTCGGGCCGGTGTCCGTGGTCTGAATCTCGTCTGGGTGCGCTTTGAGCGTCCCCTCGGAGACGCCCTTCGCGATCCGGTCTAGGGCTCGCACGGCGTGGAACCACGATCCGAAGTCGAGGGCCGGAGTGACCTCCGACCGGGAACGGCGAAGGCCGTCGAGGTACCGGTACTTCCACGCCTGCGGGCAGCGGCGGTGGAGGGTAAGCGAGGAGTAGGTGGCCTTCTCAGCCGTGATGACGTCCTCCTCGGGACGCTGGGTGGGGCTCATGGTGATCGCTACTTCCTATCGGCGTAGATGTGATTCATAAGGGTCTTCTCTAGGTCTGTGCGGTCCTGGTAGGCCTGGAACACTAGGTCGTCCACGGTGTTCGGTGCAAGCGCGTACCAGAACGTGGTCGAGCTCTTCTGGCCTAGGCGGTTGAGACGGTCGCGGGCCTGCACGATGTCGTCGCGCTGCCAGGGCAACGAGGCGAAGATGGCGTTCCGCGCAGTGACCAGCTCATTCACGGCGACAGACAGCGTCTTGATCTGAGCGACGATGACGAGGCGGGCCGGGTCATCGGACCCGAAGCGCTGTCGCATCGCCAGCCGGTCCCCGGGCTTGGTGGACCCGTCGATCCGCAGGACCGTGGTCCGCTTGTCGGCGATCTCCTCTTCCAGCGCCGCGAGCTCGCGGGTGAAGGTCCCGAAGACGACGATGCGCTTCTCGTCCTCCAGCGTGTCGTGGATGAGGGAGGCGATGGTCTTCGCCTTGGACCGGCCTATCTCTCGGACCTGGCCCTCGTCGTCGGGGAGATGGCCCGCCGTGATCTGGCGCAGGCGTGTCATCCTCACGAGGCGGCTGGCCGCGGTGGCCGCGTCCCCGTCGCCGGCCTCTCTGGAGTCGTCCTCCTCGCGGAACTCGACTTGGAGCTTCGTGCGCATGTCCTCGTAGGCCTTCAGCTCCTTCGGGCTAAGGGCTACGGGGAGAACCGTATCTACGGCGTCCGGCAGGTCCAGGCACTCCTCCTTGATGGCTACCGATGAGCGCTCGCCCATAATCTCCTCAAGGCGGTCCAGGTTCTTGAAGCCGACGACCTCGTGCCCCATGTACCCACCCATCTCGGCGTAGTCCTCCTTGAAGTGCTTGAACGTCGCCACCCGGCGCTCTCCGTTAGGCTGCACCCGGCCGAACGCCTTCGGGTCGAGGAATCGCCACTGGCCGTAGACGTCGAGCGGGCTGTGCGGGATGACGGTCCCGGTCAGGCCGATCCGGCGCTCAACCCGTGAGCCGATCCGTCCCGCCAAGCGAGATGCATTGGAGGAGACCGACTTGATCTTGTGCATCTCGTCGATCACGGCGAGGTCGGGGTCGAAGTCGGTGACGGCGCTGAGCACTACGTCCGCCATCGTCTTGGAGCCGACCTGACGGCGCTGGGAGAGCGTGTCCAGGTTGATCGCCTCGATCACGAGGCGGGGCTTGGAGTCCCCGAGCACGTCGGGGCCGGCCTTGGCCGCCATCTTCCGGTCTAGATCGACGCCATCTCGCCGGGCGGCGAGTGCCCAGGCCCGGGTCGCGTGGACGGCGCGAACGCCGTCTCCGGCGCCGCGGCCTTTGCCGCCGGTCGGCTTGGCTACCGCCTTCCCTCCGCGGGAGCGGAGGGCCTCGACCCGCTGCATGACCGAGCCGCCAAGAGCCTCGGCCCACACGTTGACCTGAGGGCTGACCCACTTCGGAGCCTGGAGCGCCCACTGGTCAACGGCGGCGAGTGGACCGATCACGAGGACCCGGGCCTCTCGGCGGGGCGACGCCAGGGCCAGGAGCGAGCAGTAGTCGAGCGTGACCGCAGTCTTCCCCGTACCCGGCTCCATGAGGAGGGCACCGACTCCGTTGCAGGCGATGAGCTTGGCCAGGCCGCGCTTCTGGTGCGCGAAGCGCGGGGGACCCCCGAACTCGAACCTGGTCACTCAGATCGCCTCCCGCAGCACTGCGGCGATGTTCACGGGGCGCCACTCCAAGATGAGGTCGTAGTTCTCAATCAGCATCAAGCTCTTGTCGATACCCCGGTCCTCCGCCTCGACCGGCGCGTAGTAGCAGTCGCCGTCACTGCCGTACCTGCGGGAGAACAGCCCGTGCACCTCGTCCTTCTCGAAGAGCCCGTCCCGGCCCGTGACGGCCCTGCGGATCGCCTTGTCCACGTAGATCAGGTCCTTGTCAGGCCACTCGGTCGGGATGAGGTCGCCGTCTCGAAACTGCAGCGGGGCGCCCTCCAGGACGGTCAGGTACGTCTTGGCGTCGTCAACTGGGATCGTGACCTCCTCGGTGTCGTAGCGCACGCTGCCGGCCTTCTCGGCGTACAGGACCTCGCTCTCCATCGTGGTCCCGTTCCCGAGGACCTTCCACCAGCAGTCGCCGTGGTAGATGATCGCGTCGGCGACGATGTCGCTGCCGCGCCTCAGGAAGATGTGCCCGCTCAGGTCGATCAGCCGGGCGTCATCCGCGTACTTGTCGTCACTCATTGATTATTCTCCAGGTGCTGGGCCGCGGCCTTCTCGGCCTCGGCGAGAATGTGTGCCTGCCGCTGCTCCTCTGGGATGCGCAGCAGGTCCTTACGTCGGTCGTGGATGTCAGTCAGGTAGCGGAGGTACTCGCCGACGAGCTCGGCCTTGGTCCTCTCACGACCGACGCGGCGGGTAGGTACGTACGCGATGGGCTTCTTACCCTTGACGGCCAGGATGTCGCCGTCCCTGATGTCCCCGGTCGGGGACTCCTTGACGCGGCGCATGATCTCCTCCGCGCTCACGATTCCTTTACGGCTCACTTCGCCCTCCTCCTATAGGTCTTGATGATGGCTGCGATAACTCTCAGGATCACGGTCACAGGGCAGCGTCCTCCGGGATCGAGACGAGGGCGCCCTCGCGGATCGAGATGGCGAGGACCCGCCCGTCGCGAATTCCGGCCTTGATCGACTTGACGCCGTAGCGGACGATCTGGGAGAACTCGAAGAGCATCCAGGCTCCCCACACGATGTCGAGGAGGCCGTCGGCCGAGGTCAGGGTGTGCAGGATCATTACGAAGATCGTGGCGCCGAGCGCCCGGTAGGCGTGGTTCAGGGCGCGATTGGCGTAGACGGCGTTGGGGGAGGTCAGGGAGTAGGTTCCGGGCTTGGGGCTCATGATTCTTCCTTATGGGTGGTGCTGATTGATAGGTGTCAGTGATGGGCAGGTATCGGTCTCAGGCGGCTGAGCCGCAGTCGCAGTACTGCTCGGGCTTCTCGCAAGAGGGGCAGTACCGGTCGCCAGTCCACGGGTCCTCCAGGACCCCGGTCAGGCTGTACTCCCGGTAGGCGCGGGCGAGGGCCTTCTCGTCGGCCACGTACATCTCGTTGCGGTACGCCTCCCACTGTGCCCAGCGCTTGCGCTGTGCCCTCATCGATCCTTTGCGTGCCATTTCAGTCCTCCGTTCCGCCGTAGCGGTCGTTCCTTTGATGGCTAAAGCCTACGCATCGCGTATGTCAGGATGCAAGCCCCGGTAAAGGTCTACCCCAGTGACTTGAGTCACTGGGGTAGTTTCCCTCGATATTGCGCCGATCTACCGGCTATCAGCCTCGGCGGTGTGCCCGTATGGCGGAGACGGTTCGGAGCTCCCCATCGACATAGACATTTGCCGACGTCTGCCAAAGACGCCATCCTCGATCTGACAGCATGGCGAACGCGTCTAAGGTCTCCTCGAACCCCTTTAGCCCGAACGACACTATGACTGCGTCCTCTACGTCGTACTGACGCAGCAGAGTCTCGACCGCCTTCCAGTCATTCAGGCCCCGCACGCGGTATCCGTAGTCGAAGAGTGGGCGATTCCAGCCCATCTCCCGAGCCCTCTCGAACGCCTCCTCAGGCGTCAGGAGGGGAAGCTCGTTGAAGTCCCGCATCTCAGCCCTCACCTCCGTTCTCGTCATTGCTATCGTCCAGGTCCCGCTCTACGGGGCCATCTTCGCCGACAGCGATCAATGTGTACCGATGCCCCCCGCGCTCTCCGGCGGACATGACCCAGCCCCGCGAGATCAGGCGGTCTAAGGCCTCCTTGGTGCGCTTCCTGGGAAGGTCCAAGTCCACGATGGCAAACAGGTCCCTCGAACTCAGCTCGACGCCGACCTCGCCGCGGAACGCTCCGAGGACAGTGTCCTCGTCGTCCTGCCGCTGGGCCAGCTTCTCCATCGCCTTGGACATGTCGGTGAAATCGAGTTCCACGCGGCGCTCGACGTCGTTGACGTCCTCGCCGTCAGCGTTCAGGACACCGCCCCCTCCCGAAGGGGTGCGGCGCGGAGGAGTGATGACGAGGGACGATCGGCCCTCGGTGCGGCTGTCGAGCGTGACCACGCCGGCCACCTGCGCCTTTCCGCGGCCCCCGGTCTTCTGGGAGTGCGCACGGACCTGGCCGGGTCGGTCCTTGAGCACGACCAGCTCCATCTCGCCGACGTCGCCGGGCATGGGTTGCTTGATCGGCCACACCTGGAGCAGAGTGCCCTGCACCATGGCGACTTTGTGCTGCGAGCCGATCGGCATGGAGCCCTTCTCGGCGCTCTTGGCCTGGTGGTCGATGATGATGACGGTCGAGCGGCCGTTGCGCGTGAGTCGCTTGAGCCACGACGTGATGACGTCGGTGCTCACGGCGTCGTTCGCGTCCAGGCCGTGCAGGCCGTAGAGCGCAGTCATACCGTCGGCCACGATGATGTCCGGGTCGAGGGACTGGAGAGCCATGTCGAACTGGTCCTGAGCGAACTCGCCGGACTTGGTCGGCTGGTCCTTGCCCCATTTGTTGCGCTGCATGTCGGCCAGAGGCCCCTCGGGGCGGATGTATGAGAACTGCGCGCGCAGGTCATCGTCCACGGCGCCGAGCAGGCGCAGGCGGTTGAGGGTCTGGACCGGCTCGTCCTCGAAGTCGAGGTAGAGCGCACGGCCGCCGGCCTCGATCTCCTGGAGGCAGATCGCCATGGCGATCCACGACTTCGCCGACTCCGATGACCCGAACAGCATGTTCACTCGGCCCCGGTACATGAGGCAGGCTCCATCCACGCGCCGGCAGACCTCCGGGTCCGGGACAGTCAGCTTCCCCGTCAGGTAGGGCTCAAGGTCCACCGGGCTCCAGGACGAAGGTCGCGCGTCCAGGGGGTCGCGGTTCTCGTCCTCCTCGATCTCCTCAACGGAGAGCTCGTCGGACACGCTGGCATCCTCGCCGGGGCCCTCCCCTACGGCCGGTCCCAGTTCTCCGAGAGACCGGGGCTCCGAGGAGTCCCCAGCCTCGACGAAGGCGGGCTCCGGGGCGGAGTCATCAAGCTCGATCTTCAGGCCGTCCCACTGGCGCGCCCACGGCGGCTGCCAGCCCGGAACGTCGCCGGCCACGTCCGGCACGAAGCCGGCCACGGCCTCTGCGTCGCGCACCAGGCGCTCGACGATCTGCACGCTCTCCTCCCCGATGTACTCGGCCAGGCGGGTGAAGCCGGTAGCCTCCCCGCCCTCACGCAGGCGGCGCTTGGTGGTGTAGATCGCCTCGCGCTCGCGCTGCTCGGCGCCGTCCTCGTCGTGAGTGGCTTGGGCCAGGGTGCGGATAACGAGCCCGGCGTTGCGCTCCCAGAACGGGTGCACGGTCTGTGAGTCACCGTAACGGAGGAGGCCGCCAGCGAGGGCGACGTAGGCGTCGTGGCGCTGGCCGGGGCCTGGCCAGGCGTCCAGTAGGACGGCGCACAGGCCGAGGAGGATGACCTGGGCGAGGAGCTCGGTCCCGTCAACGAGGGCTGGGCCCTCATCGCCTCCCCACGGCTCGCCCTCCCACTCGTAGGTCTCGGCCGTAGCAGGGTGAATCGAGGGCGGCACGAGAGTTTGGGCGCCGTTACCGCGAATCTCGACCGACACGCCGGATCCACGGCCGGAGGCGTCAGGGATGCGCAGGCGCCGCGTCGCCGGCAGGGTGCCCGGCTTGGCGCGGTACCAGTAGTGTGACTTGCGCGACGTCTCGCGCCCGTGGATTGCCGCCGTGTACGGCAGGAGGTACGACTTCAGGCGCTGCGCGGCCGGATGGTCGAGATCGACGTCGATGAGGTCTCCCGACGCCTCGCCGAGGAGGACCCCGAGGTTCGTGGAGCCCCCGGCCGTGTACTCCTCGAAGGCGGCCCGAACCTGGGCCTCGCCCTCGCCGGTGTCGGTCGTCGGGTCCGGCCAGCGGAGCCTCGTCCAGCCGGCCATGGTCGGCCCCTTGGAGTGGCGGGGGATGGGCAGGGGCGTCAGACCCCTGCGGTATGCGTCGAGGGCCGCCTCTACGACGGCCGCGTTGTGCTTCTCAGTGGTGCTCATGGGTCCTGGGTTGCTGGTGGGGTGGATAGATGCCCTGAAACCGGTGGCCGGTAGTCAGCCGGTCACCGGTTCGAGGGGTTGTCTGGATTGGTGAAGGTGGTCCGATGCGGCGTCACCTTGATTCCCGAAGGGTGCGGTGCGAGATCGAGCTCGCGGTTCCCGTACGCCTCCATGAGGCGCGCTAGGACGATCCTGGGCTGCAGGCCCTGGCGCTGTGCCCTACGGACGACGCGCTCCCAGGTAGCCTCCCTCATCGTGAAGCTGACCGACTTGCGAGGGCTGGAAGGGTCACCCGGCTTCCTGCCGAAGTCGATAGATGTGGGGGCATCCAACGGTGCGAACCGCTGGTCGAGGTCTGGGCGGTCGTCCACGTACGGAACGAGCTTGTCCTTGCTGGGGCGGGGCATGTCATCTCCTTTGTCGGGTGTATGCCCCGCATACACTACCCGAAGGATGGTGGAACCTCAAGCGGTTCCCGGGCCGTGACTTCGGCTGGCGTTGCTGCGTCCCGCAGCGGGTAAGTCCTTATGACGAAGGCTCATGGGACGTTGACGAGACGTCCAGGCGGATCGTGTGTCTCAGTTTCCCGCGTACGTCGCCGGCCGGCCCGTCACAGACCGAACCAGTCCCGAAGGGGCGGTTCCCATCGCACGGGGGACTTCCCAGGCCGATGTTCTCCTTCAATCTCGCCAGTGACGATAGCGATCTCGAAGGGGGCCGGTCGGCGGGGACCTTCCCGAGGAAGCGTTTCAGCGAGGCGCCATGAGGGCCGCTTCTCCTCGCGTTCCGGGACCTGTCGATGACATCTCGGGCCGCGTTTCCGGGTGTCCTTCAGCCCCCTCCCCGACACACTGTCCTGTGCGCGCTTTGGCGGAGCCTCCGGGCCTTCAACCCGCGGTCCTACACCCTCACCGACTCCGGAGACTCGTTTGGCGGCCCACCCCTAACTACGAGCCGGGGGCGATGGGGAACACTCAAGGCCTTTCCCGATGCCGATGAAGATGATTGATGTGATCCAGTTATCCGGGCCGTGCGAGCCTTGTAGCGATGGTCGGCTTGGCTTAGGACCGCGGGCGTAGTTCCCGCTGCCGTCCCGTCCGCCCAGGCCATCGCGTACTCGCAAAGCCTCCCAGCTGACTGGGTATCTCATCGCCTCGAGTTAGTTCCCCAGGTCGGGCCGGGAGCCCGCCGCTGGATTGCGTCGGCCGGTCCGGAGAGTTTCGCTCTCTCGGCGTTGATGGGTCTATTGAACACCTTCCGAGGGCCTGGTGCAAATCGGGCGCGGCATTTCCTGGGGTGAGTGTCGTCACATTACCGGGCGGCGGCGGCGCGGCCCCTCCCGGAACGAAGGTGCTCGGCCGACGGAGGAATTACCAGGACGCGTTCTAAGCCATTCTGAGCGCCTTTAGGGGCCGGACCCTCTCAGGAGTGCGGGGGAGGGGTAAAAGCCCGTCAGAATCGCTTACACGGCCTCTTAGCGGCATGTGAGGGCCTGTCCCCAGCACGAAGGTGCGGGCACTCGGCGGATCGCCACCGGAGCCCTCGGTCGCCGAGAGGCCCGAGGGGCGGGCGTGTTGACCGAGCGCAGCGAAGCGGAGCGAGCCTCAACACGGCGACCCGAGGAAAGCCTCTCCGCCTGGAGCCAAGAACCTGCGAGGACGCGTGGGCGACCGGCGCCCCAGCGCCGCAGCGCCCTTCACGCGGACACCGCAGGGGCGAAGGCTCCCCGGCGCTTGCGACGGCCCTGGTTCGAACCGGGGTTCAAAGACCCGAGCCCGAAGCGGAGCGCAGCGGAGCGGGGGCTCGGGTCGGGACCGGCAACGGGTGCGGAACCGGCATCGGCAACGGATGTGACCTGGCTCATATATACACATATATTCCACTACCCACACAACACGAGCGTCCTTCCCCCGGACTACGTCCGGGGAAGGACGCGAGTGTGTGTGGGCGCGCGCGGGCGCGCGGGGTATCAAAATCCGGTGGCCGTTGCAAGCGCAAAACGGTGAGGTTGTTCACGGAATAGGGATTTAAAGTTAGACATTCATCACACCCATATCTGGGAATAGTATGCAGGCATACGGACTAATCCAAGCAATGGGGCCCGACACGCGGAAGTTGCAGCGCGACACGCCCGAGTCAAGGGGAACGTGTAACTTAGCATACACATTTTGACATAAGCATTATTTACCCTCCCAACCGTGCTTAAGACGCCGTGACCGCCCTCACTTTCTCACTATGCGGACAACTGTCTCAGCATGTGTCACTACCCCTTAGATGTGATTCAGGGCACGCAAAAAGCCCCCAGCCTGGATGGCTGGGGGCCTTCGGTAGGGGTCTCAGACGTCCTCGGGAGCCTTCTTGCGAGGGGTCGTCCTATTGCGGGCGGGGCGGCGCTTGCCGGTCTTAGTCATCGTGCCTGGGAAGGTCGGGTCGATGCGCCGGGCGCGCCTTAGCCAGGAGTCCACGGTGTAGATGCTTCGGCCCAGCTCGCTGGCGATGTCGGTACGGGTCTTGCCCTCCTCGACCATCGCTCTCAGGGTCTCGACCGGGGCACCGTGGTACAGGTTGCCCCCTCGAGCCGGCTTCTCAGCCCTCTCAAGCACGTTTGCGGCGATTTCACAGAGGGTCCTGTGGGGAACACTGTCGGGGAACCTAACGCCCTCGTCAGGGCGGCACAGGAGGTTCACGACGTGGTAGCGGCCGCCGGAGTCCGGCTTCTCGGTGATCTCGACGAAGTACTCGATCTCGTTCTTGGGGTCCCTGATCTGGACGGCGGGGCGGCCCTGGATCGTGGCCTTGCGGGCTGGGTAGGTGCGAAGTGAGTTGCGCATGGTTTCTCCTGAGTGATTGGTGTGGTGTAGGCCTCTGATGGCGATGGGAATACGCACTTTCTTCAGTGTTTCCAACGTATTCCCGGTTTTGATGATTTGAGACGCATGTCTCAGTGGTGTGGGATAGGTATCAAACCTGCGGGAGCGGGTCGTCCTCGTCGTGCAGGTCGTGCACGCCCCAGCGGGTGCCCGCCGAGGGGCCCGCCACGATCGGGACGTCCATCTGGCAGTCGAGCGGGCGCAGGAAGGTGTTCACGTCCTCCATGCGGCGCTTGCACTCGACCAGAATCTCCTGCCAGCGGTCCTCCGGGACCTCGATGCAGATTTCGTCGTGGACGGTGGCAACGACGTGCGCGCCCTCGACCTTGGGGAGCGGATAGCCCGGCAGGGTGCCCATGATCGACGCGGCCGCCATCTGCATGAGGTCTGAGCCAAAGCCCTGCACGGGCGAGTTCAGCGCGTTGCGCTCGGCGTGGGAGGACTTGAACGAGCTCTTCGAGTACAGGTCGCTAAGCCACTGCGTACGGCCGATAGGGGACGTCACGTAGCCGCGCTCGTAGGCCCGGCGCTTGGAGCGCTCGTGCCACTGCCGCATCCCGTCCCACATCTCGAAGAACGCGCTGTGGACCGCCTGAGCCTCCGCCAAAGTGAGAGAAACGTCATAGGCGGTGGCGGCGTAGGACTGGAAGCCGCCAGGGCTCATGCCGTAGAGGAGGCCGAAGTTGCCGGCCTTGGCGCGTTTCCGCTCCAGGCTGGTCACGTCCTCCGGCGCCTTGCCGGCGATCTTCGCGGCGAGGAGCCTGTGAAGATCGTCACCTCGCTGGAAGGCCTCGATCATCGGGGCCGATCGGGAGACGAATGCCGCCACGCGCAGCTCGACCTGGCTGTAGTCGAGATCAAGCAGGACGTGCCCCGGGCGCGGGATGAAGGCCGGCTTTAGTGAGCTAGCGCACTGCTGAAGATTAGGTGACGAGCAACTCAATCTGCCAGTTTTAACAAACCCCACGTTGTAGGTGGCGTGGATCACGTTGTTAGGGTCGCGCAGCTCCAGCCACGAGCGCAGGAACTCCAGAGTCTTAGTAGCGTCGCGGTGGCGCAGCAGAGCGTCGGCGGCGGGGCTGCCCTGGCGCTGCTGGGCGATTAGGACCGCCTTGTTCCACTGAGCGTTGCCGGAGTCCGTGCGTGCCGTCACACGGAGGTCGCCGGCCTCGATGGCCTGGTCCACGAAGCCCTGAAACCACTTCGACGTCGCGGCTGTGGTGACGCCGTCCTTCGCGGGCGCCGGTGCGGGGGCGGTCCCGTACAGGCCGAGAATGTCCTCGCAGGCCTTGAGGCGCAGGGCGTCCATCTCCTCGATCTTGGCGTGGACCCAGTCCACATCGAGCAGGAAGCCCCGCTGCTCCACCTTTGTGAGAGTCTTCACAGTAGGCATGGCGACGTAGGTGGCGACCTTGCCCAGGCGGGCCATCTGGATGTCGTCGGAGTCGAAGGGCTCCTCGTCCCCCGTGAGGAACATCTGGTCGCGGTGCTCCTCCTCGATCTTCCAGGTGTAGTAGGTGTCACGTGCCGCGTACTCGCCGAGCTGGATCAGGTCCACGCGCTCGGCGGCGCCGGGGGTTCCTAGGTCGAAGTCGTCCCACTCCTCGATCCCGAAGTCGCGCGCGGCGCGAATCTTGAGGCGGGTGCGGGCCTCCGTGTCCACCAGCTGAGACGATACGGTCGTGTCCCACTCGATCCGGTCGGAGAGGTCCACGCCGGTTTGCGCGAATACCCAGCGCGCATCGAACTTGATGTTCGCGTTGACGAACGGCTTGCCGCTGCGGTTGATCTCGCGGCCGATGATCGCCATGGCCTTCCGCCACGCGCCCAGTAGCGGGGAGGCCGGGTGGGAGAGGGGGACGAGGTAGGTCATCGGCTGCTCGCCGTCGAAGGTGCGCCAGTTGTAGGCCCCGGCCGCGGCGCGCTCGGCGTTCGGGAGGGTGAGGGAGGCCAGGACGATCCGTGCCGGGTAGCCGCCGTTGGTGTCGCCGCCTGCCTCCGCGTACTCGTCCAGGCCGGTCGTCTCCAGGTCCATGACGACCTTCTGGGAGGCGTGGATGGCCCTGACGAGGGCCTTCAGGTCCTCCTTGCCCCAGACCCAGGTGATCGGGCCGCAGGGCGTGTGTGAGCCCTGGGCGGCCTTCCTGGCCCGGCTCACGACCTTCTCCAGGTCCATGATGCTCATGACTGCTCCTATCTGGGACGGCGTTCGCCGTCGCCGGGTGATGGGCCCAGCCTACATTTTGTGAGTTGCCGGGGGAAGTGTTCACAACTTTCATTAGAGTGATCTAGGCAACAGAAAACCCCCGGGTAGTCATCCCGAGGGTTTCTGGCGGCTCCTTTGCCGGCGAGCCGACTCTCCAAAGGTGACGATGAGGGTCAGAGCTCGCGCAGGAGAGAGACTAGCACGTCCTGAAGGTTGCCGACCTTGTAGGCGTACTCGACCCCGCTACGTCGCGAGTAGACCTCTATAGTCCACAGAGGCCAGTGGTCACGCCGCTCGTCCGACTCGGTGAGAGTCAGCACGAGGTCGTTGCCGCTCTCCGCTACGACCTTGGCGGCTCCGCCCTGCTCGACGGTGTGCACGTAGCGCATGTAGGGACGCAGGGCGTTGGCCCAGGCCTGGGCGGATACCCGGCGCTCGGTGAGCGGGCTGAAGTTGCCGGGGAAGGCGAGGCGATTGGTAGAGAGGGATGTCATTAGATTCTCCTATCAGTTCTCATCCGCCGCGGAGTCTGCGCCCCCGCGAATTACTTTGGCGTCATCCCTAACCTGGAGGCGCGGGTTCGCGCCGACGGACCCCTCGGCCGGGAGGTAGACCTTAGAGTCTCCCCAGGCCCCAACGCCCACGTCGTCGGAGGAGACGTACACCGAGGCATCCATCTGGACGACCACATCGGAGTGGTCGTAGGCGTAGACGGTGGAGGAGTCGTAAGCGTCCACGGCGCCGCCCTCGGTGGCGTGGACGACTGCCGACCCCTCAGCGATGACGGTCGTCCCATCCTCCCCGGAGACCCAGACCGGGGCCGGCCCGTAGGCCACGACGTAGAGGTTCGCCAGGGAGTCGTCTACCGAGATCGGCTCGCCGGCGGTCCCTCGAAGGTAGAAGGCCGAGTTGTAGTGGGTGAGGTCGTATCCTTCCCGCTCAGCCTCGTCCAGGGCCTTACGGATGTCTCCTGTGGAGTTGATCGTGTACTCGTACTGGTTCTTCATGGCGGTTCCTATCATCTGGGAGGCCGTATCTCGGCCTACATCGACTGTACCTAGGTAGTGAGGCGAGGGCAATACCCTCACAAGCTTGAATGCGTGATCCGCGTTACTCAGGTTTCAATACGGCTTCCGATTTGTGGAAAAGGCTGGGGATGGGGATAGACTGTTCTCAGCATTCCCAGCAATCCTCACGATTGGAGACCCATGAGCCCCCTGGACGAGGCGATCATCGCCAACGACGCGCTACCCGAGCGCGAACGCAAGACGAATCAGGACCTGGCCGACGAGTTCAACACCTCCGAGGCGTCCGTTCGCCGGCACCGGCGCGCGCTGCAGCGCCGAGGCCGTGACGAGCTCGAGCGCGACGCGTTCTTCGACCTGCCTGTAGGCGCCATCACGAAGCGCGGCAAGACCGTCCGCCTCGCCGACGGCAGCTACGAGAAGATCGAGTACCGCCCCGGCGCCGTAGAGATGGAGGAGGCCAAGCGCCTGGCGTGGGAGGACCTGGAGCCGGTCTTCCGGGAGCCGCTCCTGTCGAAGCCTGCCCCGATCGTCAAAGACGACGATGACACTCTCGTGGTCTGCCTCGCGGACTTCCAGGTCGGAAAAACTGGAAGTGGTGGAGACACCGAGGACACGGTGCGTCTCGTCCGTAGAGCCATCCGCGACATCGCGGACGACATTCGCTTCAGGGACCCGTACAAGCGCATCATCATCGCCGACGTCGGAGACAGCACCGAAGGCTTCTGGAACGTCGCCGCCCAGGCCCAGACCAACGACCTCTCCCTCACGGACCAGATTCGCACCGTACAGCGCCTCTACGCCGAGGCCGTCCAGCTCCTCACCCCCCTCTGTGAGTCCCTCTACTACGTAGCCGTCCCCTCCAACCACTGCGCCGTCCGCACCGGGCCCGGCAAGAACAGCCGCGCCAACGCCCCCGATGACGACTTCGGCATCATGATCTCCAAGAACATCGAGGACATCATCGACGGCCGGCCTGGCTACGAGCACGTCACCTTCCACCGGCCTGAGAAGTGGGAGGAGGCCGTCACCGTGGATGCCGCGGATGGCACCCGTATTGGCTTCACTCACGGCCACCTGGCGGGCTCGCAGTCGAAGGTGCCTGGATGGTTCAGGGACCTGGCGTTCGGGCGCAGGAGCGGCCTCTACGACGCCAGAATCCTGGTTCACGGGCACTGGCACAACTTCGCCGTCAGTCAGGCGGGGGATGCGCGCTGGATCATCTCCTGCCCCTCCGCAGACCGCGGCTCGGACTGGTGGACGAACCTGTCGGGTGACTCCACCCGGCCAGCAATCCTCACCTTCGAGGCTCAGGGCGGTAACGCCGCCGCCTGGACGCTCTACTCCTGAGCATAGAACAAGGCCCCCGCTTGTACCAAGCCGGTTACAAGCGGGGGCCTTGTATTGCCTCAGGAGACCTTGCGGATCACCAGGTCATGCACCGTCAGCGACGGGATCGGCGCCTCCAGCCAGACGCCCCACGTGTCACCGACATTCGGGTCAACCACCTTCGGCTCAATGTCGAGCTCGAGCACCCGGTGCTCGCCCTTACGGACCTCCAGGAGGGTGATCTCCGCACCCGAGTCGGCCTGCGCGGGGTGGCCATCCTCCTGGAAGCGGCGCACCGTGTACAGGTTCACCTGCCCAGTCTCCTCACCGAAGTTCCCTCCGGGGAATGAGTACCGGAGGGTCAGGTGCCACTTCCCGGACGAGGGGCGCAGCTGCTCCAGGCCAGTGGAGAGAATCTGGTGCTGGAAGTCCAGTCGCACCCCATCCCCGGTCTCGGCGGCGTTGATTTTCGGCCACTCACTGATCGGAGGGAATAGGTCCAGGTTGGTCGAGATGGGCGTGGCCGGGCGGACGATGATCGTCCCGAGCGGAGTGTCCGCGGGGACCGTCTGCCCCTTGTCGAGGCGGATCACCGGCGCGAACCGGACCATGTTGCGGGCCAGCTGCTGCGTCAGCTCCTCGGCGTGCTCGGCGATGCGCTTCGTGGCCTCACCGTCAGCCTTCGTCTGCTCCGCCGCAGACCGGGTAGCGCGGATGCTGTCACCCATGGCCGACACCTGCGACTTGGCCGCATATGCCTCATCGGCAGCCGCCTTCGTGAGCGCAGCGTCGGCCACGGCGCGGGCGGACCGGATCGAGTCGCCCATGGCGGCGACCTGCGTGCGGGGCGCGTAGATCGAATCCGCTACCTCGCGGGTGACGTACTTCGTTAGGTCCGGCGCCGCGGCGCCGTCGTTGACCTTCACGCCACCACCGGTGACGTTGATGGTCACCGCACAGCCCCTGCAGGGCTCCGTCTTATCGTCAGACACGTCTCTCCTCAGTTCACGAATTCGATGGTTGCGGGCACCTCTCGGGCGCCGTCCCATACGGTGACGGACGGCCCCGAGGGGGAGGGCGTCTCGTAGACCTTCAGCGAGGAGATAGACACCTCGCCGGAGTCGGCCGAGACGCCGAGCGACGGGAGCCACCGCGGAGACGGATTGGCCGGCAGCGCAACCTCAGCCGTGACCGTCTTCCCCTGAGCAGCGTCTAGCGCCAGGCTGGACAGGTTGAAGGGTCCGCCGATTTTCTTTTGAACGTGGGAGAACCAGTTCACGCGCAGGTCCACCTTGGACTCCCGATCGGCGCTGTAGGTGATCTCGAACGTGAACTTGCGCCCCAATACGGGCACCGCCGACAGGTCGTAGGGAGTCGTTGAGGCCCCGGGGGGCAGCGACACGGCATCTCCCTGTCGCTGCCCCCGGCTGCGCCACCACTCGCCGAGAGTGGGGAGCATGGATTCCGTCATCAGTTCTCCCGTCAGGCCTTGACCGCGGCCAGAGCCTCAGCCGTGGGTACGGCCCAGCCGACGATTCTCGCGTTGGCGGCCTTGGCGAGAGCCCGCGCAGACTCCTGCTCGTCCTTGCTGGACACCAGGGCCCAAACGCCATCGGTGAAGACCTTGGCGGCCGCCCCCCAGCCGGGAGCCCCGGCAGTGGGGCCGAGGATTCCGATGGTGGAGTTCTTGACATCCGTGACCTGCCAGTCGGCGGGGCCGTCCGTGTTGTCCGACACCGTCTTAAGGCCGGGAGCCTCGGTGAGGAGCTTCGTCCGCAGAGTGTTCTCACCGCGACCAAGGATGGCCTCATAGGTCTTGCCAGCGCGGGTGAGGAGGTACTTGGCGATCCGCTCAGAGGAGTTCTTGGTCCACTGGGCGGAGTGATCGTCCTTGCCGTCGCGGAGGTTCGGCATGACCGTAATGCCAGCCGCCTCCAGTGCGTCGAGAGACGCCTTCATGGAGGCCGCGTCAACTCCACGGGACTTGATGCCCAAAAGGCCGCCGTCGGAGAAATTGTACTTTTGACCGTCGGTACCAATGTAGCTGGTCTTGATTGCCACAGCGGCGTCCACGTTGTTGGGTGAGATCGTCTCATCGGTGCGGACGATTGGCAGGGCCACACGGTCGGGGCGGAGGGCCGCGACGGCCTTGATCTCGTCCAGCGTGTAGGCCGTGCGATCAGCATTTCCCCACCCGTTCTGGAGCCAGGCCATGACCGGCAGGCCATCGCCTGCCTGAGCCGGGGGCGGGGCGGGGAGTGCCGACTGGGCAGGGATGACCGCGCCCTGAGCCGTGATCCACGAAGCCAGGGACGCCAAGGCGTCCGTGATGTGCTTCGCGGCGGCCGCTCCAAAGGCAACAGAACCGATCTTCGTCGGGTGCGTGTCGTCCGCCATCAGGAGAGTGTCGCGAGTGCCATCGCCGCGCTTCGTCCCCTCATTTCCGGTACCGGACAGGACGTCAGACACCTGAACCGCAGGAGCCCCGGCTGTCAGGGGAGTCTCGCCGGCGGCGGGGGCCCACGCCCGGGTAACCCGATAGGCGGCACCGTTGTAGACCACGATGTCTCCTGTGGCGCTAACTCGACCGTCACGCCACGGCACGGCCCGCTTGTCGGCCACGCCGAGCCAGTCCACGAAGGCGATACCGTTGGCGAGGCCGCCGGAGGCCTCCACGCCCGCCTTGTGGGCCTTGACGTTGATGTGGGAGGGGCTGGACAGGAGGCGCGACACGGACGACGGCTCAGCACCGATCATGATGATCGGAACCTGCGGAAGCTTAGCCCGCACCTTCGTCACGAAGGTCTTCACGGCCTCCGTGATCTTTGAGCCGTCCGGGTTTCCGTTCTCGATGACCTTGTCAGAGTTCAGGGACCCGATGGTCACGATGAGGTTCGGGGCGGCGGCGCAGACGGCATTGACTCGCGAGTCCACCTCGAAGGAGAGGTTACCCTCCTTCGAATGTGCGAAACCGGAACCGTCAACAGACGACACCACGGGGATGCCGCCGATGAGGCGGGAGATGGCCGCTGGGAGGTTGAATCCCGCCCCCATCGTGGCCTCTGTGGACCAGGAATCCCCGAAGTAGCCGACAGTGGCGACAGGCTGTCCGGGCCTCAGGGGGAGGGCGGAGAGAGGGGAGCCAGAAGAGGGCGGGGCGGGGGAAGCCCCTCCCCCGGCTAGTAGCCTCACCTGCATCAGCTCGGCCTTCGTGGCGTATGAGCCCGCGGCATCGGCCCTCTTCAGGTAGTCCCCCAGCTCGGACTTGGTCGCAGAGGAATCGATTCGAGCACTCAGAGCCGCGTCGGCCTGCTGAACCTCTACCTTGGAGGCCAGCCCAGAGAGATCGGGCACCTGACCCGGCCCGCCTCCCAGCTGCGCCTGAGCCAGCTCAGTTTTGGTGGCGTAGGTGGAGGCAGCGGCCGTCGCCGGAAGCGCGGCAGCGGCTGTTGCCTGAACTGCCTCAAGACGGGCCCCCAGGGCAGCATCGACCTGAGTGACTTCCGACTTGGAAGCCAGGCCCGAACCTTCGACCTTAGTCAGGAATCGTTGGTCCGCTCCCTCGCGACTGTACCAAGTTAGATCGGCCATATCCGGTCACCTCCAGGTGATTGATCCATCGCCAAGGTCTATGACCTCGGCACTACTGATAGGCTCAAGGATACCCGGAGTGCTCGAGTCGCGGACGCCACGGCCCTCGGGGCCCACGATTCCGGCCGCCACCGTTCGCCAGGTTAGGCCCCCGCCCCCGAGATCGGTGACCTCTCCTGGGTTGGAGGCCTCCAGAACATAGGGGCCATCCACGTTCCGGACCCCGCGACTTCCGGGGGTCAGCAGACCCTCCTCGCCGGGCTGGGGCTG